AGAAGGTCAACAAGCTGCCGCAGGATAAACGCCTGTCCGCCATGACGATGATATTTGGCAAGGAGTTTGGCGATGATGCGGCGAAGCTTGCAAACAACCTGCCGGAGCTGCAGCGACAGCTGAAACTCACCTCAGGCTCTGAGGCTAACGGCTCCATGCAGAAAGAATCCGATATCAATAAGGATTCACTTTCCGCGCAGTGGTTGCTGGTAAAGACGGGCGCGCAGAACGCGTTCAGTAGCCTGGGTGAAACCCTGCGCCAGCCGCTGATGGATATCATGAATTACGTGAAAAAGGTCACGGGGACGCTGCGCCGCTGGGTGGAGGAAAATCCTAAGCTGGCTGGCTCATTGCTGAAAGTAATGGCGGCACTGGCGGCGATTACAGGGGTTCTGGGTACGGTCATGCTGGCAGTGTCGGTTGTGCTTGGCCCGCTGGCGCTGATGCGCCTGCAGTTTTCTATTCTGGGTATCAAAGGCGGTGGTGCCTTTGGGCTTATCACCAAAGCCCTAAAGGGGGTAGGTAGCGGGATATTGTGGCTGGGTCGCCTGATGTTTGCCAATCCCATACTGGCCGTTATTGCTCTGATAGCCGCAGGAGCGATTTACATTTGGCAAAACTGGGATACGCTTGGGCCGAAGTTTAAAGCCATTTGGGATGAGGTTTGCGCTGCCACCACGGCGGCGTGGGAATGGATTAAACAGGCCGTAAGCTATGCCTGGGAAAGTATTAAATACCTGTTTTTCAATTACACACTTCCGGGCCTTATAGCAAAAAACTGGGAAACTATTAAAGCCGGTGTGTCTGAGGCGTGGGCCAGCGTCAGGAAGACTATCAGTGACAAGTGGAATGCCATTATTTCAGATGTCGGTGCGCTACCGGCTAAATTCAAGAATATGGGCAGCGCCATCATTGACAACATCCTGAATGGTATCGATGCGAAGTGGGAAGCGCTCAAGAGCAAACTGGCTTCCGTTACCGATTATCTGCCTGACTGGATGACAGGGAAAAATAAAGCGCCGGGTAATACTCAGGTCCAGGTTGTTGGCGGAGCCGCAGCTGCTTCTGTTCCGTTTGCAGGGCTGTATGACAGCGGAGGCGTTATTCCACGCGGTCAGTTTGGCATTGTCGGGGAGAATGGCCCGGAGATTGTGAACGGTCCGGCTAATGTTACTAGCAGGCGCCGGACTGCTGCGCTGGCTTCCGTTGTTGCGGGCGTCATGGGGGTGGCAGCGGCTCCTGCTGAAGCCTCGCCGATGCATCCATATAGCCTGCCAGCTATAGAGTACAAACAAAGCCAGTCAGCTAAATCCGCCAGTGCGCCGCAGGCAATTCGTTATGAAATTAACGCGCCTATTCATATCACCGCCCAGCCGGGGCAGAGCGCACAGGATATTGCCCGCGAAGTGGCGCGGCAGCTTGATGAGCGTGAGCACAGGGCCAGGGCAAAAGCGCGCAGTAATTTCAGTGATCGAGGGGGGTATGAATCATGATGATGGTGCTGGGGTTGTACGTATTCATGCTGCGCACCGTGCCGTATCAGGAGCTGCAGTATCAGCGCAGCTGGCGGCATGCCACTAACAGCCGGGTAAACCGGCGCCCGTCTACACAGTTTCTTGGGCCAGATAACGATTCGTTGACGCTGTCCGGCGTCCTGCTACCGGAAATCACCGGCGGCAGGCTGTCATTGCTGGCCCTTGAGCAGATGGCGGAGCTGGGTAAATCGTGGCCTTTGATTGAGGGGAGCGGGACGATTTACGGCATGTTTGTCATCGAGAGCCTGAGTCAGACCAAAACTGAATTTTTTGAAAGCGGAATGCCGCGGCGTATTGAATTTACGCTGACGCTGAAACGGGTGGATGAGTCGCTGTCTGATATGTTCGGCAGCCTCAGCGATCAGCTCAGCAATTTGCAGGACACCGCCACCTCTGCGATAGGGAATATTAAAAATACGGTGGGAGGGTTACTGCAGTGAATTTCACCTCTGATCTCACGAACCTGAACAGTAAAACGCCGGGTTTCAGCGTCATTATTGAAGGCAAGGATGTCACAACCGTACTGGATTCGCGCCTGATGAGTCTGACGCTTACGGATAACAGGGGTTTTGAAGCTGACCAGCTTGATCTGGAGCTGGACGACACGGACGGGCAAATCGTTCTGCCGCGGCGTGGGGCCATTATTCAGTTTGCGCTGGGGTGGAAAGGTCAGCCGCTTTTCCCGAAAGGGGGCTTTACTGTTGATGAGATTGAGCACAGCGGCGCGCCTGACCGTCTCACAATTCGCGCACGTAGCGCAGATTTCCGTGAAACCCTGAACACGCGGCGTGAAAAATCATGGCACCAGACAACGGTGGGTGAAGTGGTGAAGGAAATCGCCGCCAGGCATAAATTAAAGATGGCGCTGGGGCAGGACCTTATGGACAAGCCTGTTGATCATCTTGACCAGACCAACGAGAGCGATGCGAGTTTCCTGATGAAGCTGGCGCGACAGTATGGGGCGATTGCCTCAGTTAAGGACAGCAATCTGTTGTTTATCCGCCAGGGGCAGGGCAGAACGGCAAGCGGTAAGCCGCTGCCGGTTATCACCATCACCCGCCAGGCTGGTGACGGTCATCGTTTTACCCTGGCCGATCGCGATGCCTATACGGGGGTAATTGCCAGCTGGCTACATACCCGTGAGCCAAAGAAAAAAGAGGCAGCAAAGGTTAAGCGCCGCCGAAAGAAAACCGCCACGGCAAAGGAGCCGGAAGCAAAACAGGGAGATTACCTGGTTGGGACGGATGACAACGTGCTGGTACTCAACAGAACTTATGCAAACCGCAGCAATGCAGAGCGAGCGGCAAAGATGCAGTGGGAGCGTCTGCAGCGCGGGGTTGCAACGTTCTCCCTGCAGCTCGCAGAGGGAAGGGCTGATCTGTATACCGAAATGCCGGTGAAGGTGAGCGGCTTTAAACAGCCGATTGATGATGCCGAATGGACCATTACCACGCTGACGCATAGTGTCAGTGCAGATAATGGTTTCACTACGACTCTGGAGCTTGAGGTTAGGATTGACGATCTCGAAATGGAGTAATAGGTTCTCAAAATTGAATAATGATGTATCATTATTGTGATTTTTGCAGAAGTGGTGGGATAACCGGAATGATGAATTGTCCAGAGTGCGGCCAGGCAGCCCATACAAGAAGCAGTTTTCAGGTATCAGCAACAACGAAAGAACGTTACAACCAGTGCCAAAATATCAACTGCGGTTGTACTTTTGTCACGCATGAAACATTTGTTAGGCATATCATTAAGCCTAATGTGATTTCTTCTGCGCCCCCACATCCGGGAAAAGGTGGACAAGGGCACATGAATTTTTAAAAAGAACCCGCTTTGAAAGCGGGTTTTTTGTCGCCAGCCCAAAAGCCTGTCGCCATTTTGCCGCCATCGGAAAAGACAAAGGGGCTACGTTTTCACGTAACCCCTTGTTTTATTTGGTGGAGCTGGCGGGAGTTGAACCCGCGTCCGAAATTTCTACATCCTCGGTACTACATGCTTAGTTTGTCTTTACATTCGCACGCCAGCTGCGGACAGACACGCCACTAACGAACTAGCCTGATTAGTTTTAACGCTTCAACCCCAGGCAGGGCTTCCACGCGATCTCTTTTGGGTTTGACCTCTCTTTGATCCCCGTCTTAAGAGCGGAAGCTAGGGAGAGAGGGCTCAGAGCAGGTTATTAAGCTGCTAAAGCGTAGTTTTCGTCGTTTGCGACTATTTTTTTGCGGCTTTTAACGAGGCAAACCGCCCCTCGGCATGCACCTTGGGTTTCGCAAATCCCGTCGAATCCAGAATCAGCCCCAATAGTGTTGAACTAAGTATACCAGATTTCACTTCCTGGATACCAGCCCGGAACGCTAACTTATTGAATAGTACAATAAGTGTGCAGAATCAACGTCCTGCGTTTTTCATGATGCGCGCTTTATCAAGCTGCCACTCGCGCTCTTTCAGGTCAGTACGTTTGTCGTGCTGTTTTTTACCTTTTGCGACGCCAACTTTCACTTTACACCATGCGTTTTTCCAGTACAGCGACAGGGCGACCACGGTGAAACCTTCACGGTTGATGCGTCCGTAGAGGGATTCCAGCTCACGCTTGTTCAGCAGCAGCTTGCGGGTGCGCGTTGGGTCACACACGTAGTGTGAGGAGGCGACGGTCAGCGGCGTAAAGTTCGCGCCGAACAGGAAGGCTTCGCCATCTTTCAGGATCACGTAGCTATCGCCGATGTTGGCTTTCCCGGCGCGCAGCGATTTTACTTCCCAGCCCTGCAACGCAAGGCCAGCTTCGAATTCTTCTTCAATGAAATACTCGTGGCGAGCACGCTTGTTGAGCGCAATGGTCGCCGAGCCTGGTTTATGTGCTTTTTTCTTCGTCATAAGTGTCGTAAAGCCGTCGGTAATCTGATTTCAAAAAGTCACCTCATTGCGTCCTGTGAGGTCTAACGCGCTATCTTAGCACGAGATGAGGCTTAGCGTTTTTTTAACAGGTGATAAATGTTATTATTTGTCCGTTGTGTGACCATGGGAAATGCTATGCCTCAGATTAGCCGTACTGCGCTTGTGCCTTACAGCGCGGAACAAATGTATCAGTTAGTGAACGATGTTCAGTCTTATCCTGAATTTATTCCGGGATGCACCGGGAGCCGCGTTCTGGAGTCCGGCCCGACGCAGATGACTGCGGCGGTGGATGTCTCCAAAGCGGGGATCAGCAAGACGTTCACCACCCGCAATACGCTGACCAGCAATCAGAGTATTTTGATGCATCTGGTGGATGGTCCGTTTAAAACCCTGATGGGGGGCTGGAAGTTTACGCCGCTGAGCGCTGACGCCTGTCGCATCGAGTTCCAGCTCGACTTTGAATTTACCAATAAGCTGATTGAGCTGGCGTTTGGCCGCATCTTTAAAGAGCTGGCCTCGAATATGGTTCAGGCGTTCACCACCCGCGCCAAAGAGGTTTACAGTGTCGCATAAGATTGCTGTAGAAGTAGTGTATGCGCTGCCGGAGAAGCAGTATCTGCAGCGCGTGACGCTGGAAGAGGGGGCAACCGTTGAGGCGGCTATCCGCGCGTCCGGCATCCTCGAACTTCGCAGCGATATCGACCTGGCGAAAAATAAGGTCGGGATTTATAGCCGTCCGGTGAAGCTGGGTGATGTGGTGAAAGAGGGCGACCGGGTGGAGATTTATCGTCCGCTGATTGCTGACCCGAAAGAGCTGCGACGTCAGCGTGCAGAGAAATCGGCTAAGTAGCGCTTTATTCCCCCGGTGGCGCTGCGCTTACCGGGGCTACAATTCTGCGCAAGAGTTCAGACACAAAAAAGGTGCTCAATGAGCACCTTTTTGCATTTCTGACTTCCGATTATTTGGTCAAAGCAGGCTTGTTGTCGATGTTGGTCAACACACCGGCACTGCTGAAGGTCAGCGTCAGGGTCTGCTGGGTCGCATCTTCGTGGCCCGGCTTCTGACGGAATACATAGAACCAGGTGTTAGTGCCGAACGGATCGGACATCATCGGGGTTCCCAGTGCATAAGCGA